GTTCTTCGGTGCTTCTGTACCGTTAGCAGGTTTCATGTCTGCTAAAGATTTTTTCATTAGGCTAAATCATCCACATCTTCGACTGGTTTAAATTCGTCAGAGACATCTCCAGCGAAGTAGGCAGTATTTTGTAGTAACCACTCTTTCTGCTCATCATAAGTTTGACGCTTATAGATTTTGCTAAGATCAAAAAGTTCAAGTTCTTTTTCTTCGTCAGTCAGAGGTGAGTTATTTCTAGCTGGGATGATTGAGTACTTAACATTTTGTGGGAGCGGTCCTGTTTTTTCTTTCTTGATTGTGATATCATATCCATTGCCGTTATCCGCAGGGTTACCATAATCAGGGTTTGTAGCATAATCTACGATCTGTGAGTAGATTGTAGCACGAAGATCAAACAGTTTAATTTGATTATCTGAACGATCAATTACATTACATACGTAAGAGAATTGTGGCTTATCAGAATAAATTGCTTCATCAATCTCTTTGAAAGGGTCTTGAGCAGAATTATCAAATGATTCTGTCTCGCGGCTAAATTGAAGACATTCGATAGGCATCTTCTTACCTTCTTTTGTTACTACCCAGTAGCAGTAACGAGGCATTACATCACCGATTAAGCGTACTTTAGTATCTCCGATACCGAGTGTTAATCTTTGGATTTCTCTGCGTTGATTTGAGCCAGAGGATTGTTTACCCTTGGCTTTGTCCCATGAGACCATAGTTGTTTCTCCTTTGTTGTTCGTCAGAACTTAAATGTAGGATTTCCTCGAAACCGAGGACTCGAGTAAAAAATATATTTTATCACCTTTTATTTCTAAATAAGGGCTTTGTAAGTCTTTTCTAATGTAGTTTTTAGCGATGTAGTCTTGAGATTCGCTAATTCTACGCATAGAAAGCATGTGTAAATATTCAAGTTTAGTTTGTGTATTTACTGTATGCGTAAAAAACCAAGGGTTTTTGAAATAACTCATAGGTTCTTTAGTTTTGTAGTTGCAAACTAGCTTATCTTTTTTCTGCTCTAGTAAGCCAGCTGTAAATAAAAACATTGGAATGTGGTTTATATTCAATGCTTTCATTAATCCTTTAGTTGTCCTAGCATTATACAACGAAGTTTGTGCAAATGCCAAGATTAGAATGGCGGCTTGATCTTTTCTTGCCTTTGAGGTTAATTCGTACCAGTTAAAGTATGTAATATCCACGAGATTTATACCATTCTAACCGTTTAGTTTGTTGTCTTGCTACAATCCCACCTGATAACCACCAATCTACTATCATAGGGACTTGTTTATCAGGGTGTTCACGAATGATACGACCAATTCGCTGTTCAAGCTTAATAGGATTGTTAGAAGGACAAGTAAGATACAGTGTATCAAGCCTATGACAGCTAATCCCTTCATCAAAAAGTTTTGTTGATAAGACTGCTTTATATTTTCCTCCAACGCCCGAAAGAACATCTTTTCTAGTTGATTCATCTGTTTCTCCAATCAAACATATACTATCAGGAATTAGCTCCTGTAAATCTTTTAACATTTGCACACGCTCACCTAATATCAGAGGACATCGCCCAGAGACTATCTGTCTTTTTGCAAAATCCGCTATGGCAGCCAAGTAATCTTTATTCTTGCAAAGTTGGTTCAACTGGCGCGACCAGTCTCTTTTCGGATCGATTACTGGAAACCGGAAGTCTGTGCGTTTAATTTGAACTACTGGGTCTTGTAACTGCCTTGGGTCGCGAGCTTCTACCATGTATGGTGAAAAATAGTCTGCTAAGAATACATGCTTACCATCTTTGCGTTTTGGGGTGGCTGAGATTCCTATCTTTATTTTAGCGTTAAGTGAGTTAAGAGCTGTTGAAAACATCTCAGCAGGGCAGAGATGAGCTTCATCAACAAGCACAGCGGAAAACTTGTCTTTCAGCTCATCTCTTCTGTTATAAACTGATTTATAGATGCCTACAGTAATATCTTGTACATCAAATAATCCATCACCAATTTTACCTATTTTAGCTGTTGGTAGTTGCCTCTCTAATTCTTCAATCCATTGACGAAATAAAAGCTTTGTGTGAACCATTACAAGTGTTTGAGTGTTATTCTTTGATATTATCTCACACCCTGTAAATGTTTTACCCCAACCACAAGGGGCTTGTAAAATACCTGATCTAGCTCTACCTCTACTAAAAAACTTGTCTACTACTTCTTGTTGTTCCCACCGCAGCTTGCCCGAAAACTTATGGGATTCTTCCATTGGAACAAAGTTTCTCTGGTCTTCAATTTCTTCCCAATCAAGTTTGTGGTATGAGTTTGACGGTACAATATAGTATTCATCGTCTTCTGAGATGGTGGAGAGAAATTCATCTCCATTGTCATAGGTATATAATTGCAAAAGTTTATCTGCATCTTCAACATCTTTCTTTTTAATATAAATTTTATCTGCGATTAGAATATTTTTTACTTTGGCTTTGTTCATAGTAAAATCTTCTTTCTAACGTTCACGTCTTTGTTATCAATAGTAAACTGTTTAATATACCACTCATCATTTATACTAATCATCACAGCGTAGAGTGACTCAATATCAAAGGAAAGCTCTTCTTGAGTTGGAACGTGAAAAGGGTAGGATATTTTATTTATCCAGATTAAATTGTCTACAGTTTTAACCACTTTTCTTTTTATAGAAGTGTGATAGCTTCTTTCAGATAAGTCAAAAGGTTTAGCGTCAGCGTCCATCCCCCATGTAGGACGCTGAAATACTAGTTGCTGTAAATCTTTACAAGTGCAGTCAAAGTTTATTCTTCTATCTAATTGTAGAAGTCTAGCAAAATAATCTCCAGTCAGTGATTTATCATCAACTGTTTCTTTATGGCTTGAGAGAGTTTTATTAATAAATATCTTATCTAAGGTAAAAGAAATGTTTTCTGGTTTCTTGTATAAACCAAAGAATGGAAACTTGATTAACTTAAAGTTCTTCAAGTTCACCCCAGCTAGGACCAACTTCGAAATCTACCTTAATAGGACAACCTGGAATAGATAAGCCACGGTCTTTTTGAATACAACGACGAGTATTTTCAATGTATTCATCAACTAGATCTTCTCTGACCTCTGATACGATTGAATCGTGAACAACTGTAAAAGGACGAATCGCTTCAAGATAATCGTTATCTTCAATCCAATGAACAAGATCAATTACACCCAGTACGTTGATATCAGAAGCAACAGACTGAACTAAGAAGTTTACACCTGAACGGATAGCATGTTTAGATACACCTTGATTCGGTGATTTAGCTTCTGGAAGTCTACGCTTTCTACCAAAGAAAGAGTAGATAAAGGCATGATTCTCAATTTGTTGGTTAGACCCATCAATAAACTTTTTGAGAGCTTTAGCTTCATTAAAGTATTTTTGAATGAACTGTCGGGATTGTGCGATCGAGATCTCTTCTCCAGCTTTCGCATCTTTGTTTACTGTTTCGGCAATCTTCGCGGGACCTGCCTGGTACATAATTCCAAAGGTAATTGCTTTTGCATATTGTCTTTCATTTGGGTATTGTTTTTTAACTTGATCAACATCAACTGATAAGTTGAACATTTGCTTTGCAACATACGAGTGAAAATCGAGTTTATCAATAAAAGCTTTTTGTAAAAACTGATCACCAGAGAGCATAGCAGCATAGTAAACCTCTGCCGTGCCAAGGTCACACTGGATAATTTTATATCCTGGACGTGCTTTGAAAAGCTTTTTAATGTCTTTGTTGTCTCGTGGTATGTTTTGGTAGTTAAGATTACCGCTAGAAGATAACCGACCAGAGGTGGTCCCATGAATATTAAAACCACTACGTAATCTACCGTCATAGTCTACTCCGTTTCTAATATTAGAAATGTAAGTTCCAGCAAGCTTAGTCTTTTCACGAAGATCAAGAATCGCATCTGCTAATGGATGTCCCATATTAGCTAGAACTTCTTTGTCTGTAGAGGGGGCACCTGTATCAGTCTTTTTTGTTACTTTCATGTTAAGAATATTAAAGAACAACTCACGAAGGTGGTAAGTTGAGTTTGGATTGAAATCTTTACTTTGAGTACGCTCAAATCTTTGCACTGCTTCATGCATCATAATTTCTTCAAGACACTCTTCCATATCAATTTTATATTGTTCAGTTAAAGCAGTTAGCTGGTCAGTATCAATAGGACCACCGTTCTTCTCAAGTCTTTTCATAGCATAGGTTGCAGGCAATAGAATAGTTTTGTATAGTGATAAAAACTCCTCACTCTTACTCACCAACGGCCAGAACTTCATATACAGTTGGAATGTCGCATCTGCATCTTTACAGGCATAAGGTGCAAGAATATCGCTTGGTAACATGCCATAGTTAAAATCAGCAAGCTTAACCTTATTTTTACGTGCCCAGTTCTTTTTATACTCGTCAAGTTCTCGCTCGTAATCACCAAGATCTGTAAATCTTAGGGCTAATGGTTTGAGACCGTGAGTTCCAACAGCTTCTTCCAAACAGTAGTGAAGCAACATTGTATCGTGATAATTAGGGAACTCAAAACCTAGTTCTGTCTCCATATAGTTTGTATCAAACTTTGAGTTGTGGAAGATACACATGCGATTTGCAAATAACATATGAAACCACTGTTTATGTGCATTTACAACGTCTATAGATACATATAAACCTTGATGTGGACGTGTTGATATAGCAATACCAAGAATTGTCCCTGTCATAGGAGATACTGAAGTAGTTTCAATATCGACTACAAGAGTTGGCGCATCTTCTAGTTCTTGTTTATATTGTTCAAACTGTGCTTCAGTTTCAATAAAACAATAATCTTTTTCATGTGTGACGAGATCTTCTCCAGACAACAACTTTGGAATTTGTGCAAAAGCACGTTTAATTTCGTCATCTAGCTGTGGTTTGATAACAGTAATATTAGGGTGCATAATGGGTAAATACTTCTTCTCAATAAACACACCATTATATTTTTGAACACCGGTCATACCAGCTACATACTTTAACGAGTCTGCTCCGACAGGACATAAAATCTTATAATCTTTTAATTCGTTTTCAATATCTAAATCAATATCTTTTTTCAGGATTTTTTCTTTTGCGCCATCGTGTAAAAACTTTACATCATAGTCTATTCCTGATAAGTATTTATCAATAATTTTATTAGGATCTTTTTCTGCTGCACTAGCAAAAACAAAACATACATCACTCATTTTAAAAAGGCCTCCGCTTGCCGTTGTGTCAATTCCCCTGGGTCTACGCCTACTGGTAGTTTAATGTTACGTGAGTAAATATCACGAGTGTTAAGAAGATCTGCAATCTTTGTAGCAGCCATCTGTCCCGGAGCATCAGGATCCATAAGGATATCTACACGAGTTACCCCGATTCTATCAAGAACTTCAAGCTTTTTACGGTTAAAGTTTGAAGCACCAAAGATACACAGGGTATTTTTATACCCAAGTTGCCACATATTTAACATATCAAATATACCCTCTACTAAAATTATATAGTTTGTGTTTTTGATTTTATCTAAAGGAAATAAAATTTCTGATACAGAAGTGCCTTGTGGCCTACGATAGTATTTTGGCTTACCAGAAACCATGCCCGCATATCTTCCCTCTAGAAATTTAAGTTTACCAAATTGATATACAGGTATGCAAATGTAATCTTTCAGTCCGAGGTGTTGAGTTGTAAATGCTTGAAACTCTTTCATGACTCCCCCGCTAATACCTTTGAATTCTCCAGCATATGTGTGACGTTCTTCTGGTAGATGAATTTCGTCTATCTCAATAAGTTTTCTAATTTTTTCTTTTAACTTTTTAATTTTATAAGGTTGTTTACTATCAACATCTACAATAACAGTCTCACCAATAGACTGCATAAATTTAGTTATACCACCAGAGAATCCACAACTCCAGCAGTGAAACATATTCTTTTCAAGATTATAAGAAAGACTTGGAGATTTATCTACATGCTCTCCGCTTGTACATGAAATAAGAATCTCTGCAGGATTATTTGTTTTACGGTACTCGATTCCACGTTTATTTAATAAGTCTACTAAATCCATTATTTACCTAATAAAATACTTTTTGTTTGATCTAAGAAATTTCTTTCTTCCTTAGAAAGAACTCCCCAAAATCTTAATAGTTGTAGGTAGATATCCCACACCTCTTGATTGTTCTTTCTGTAATAACCAGTTTTCATCAATTGTTTGAGATTATCTAGTTTTTGTTTCATAAATCTTGTGATCCTTCCTTTTTATCTGATCCAAATTTTACTGCTGCGTGAGGTTTTTCACTAACAACTTCCGACATATTAGGATTAATTTTAACACAAGACCAATCCATATGAACATCAAAGCTCATATGTCTGCCGTTACGCATTTTAGTTGTATGAATTGTGATTTTATTTTCAAGAGTTCTATCATCTGTCTCAGGGGGTGGAAAGAAATTAAAACTTCTATCAGCTGAATCAAGAATACCTTTAGCAAATCTAGCTTCACCCGTGGCATCAATTTGATAAGGAGATATCATAGTAATATCGTATTTACGAGATAAAGATTTTAGATTATCTGCTATTGTAATTTGAGTTTGCCCT